TACTACCATCGGCAATGATGCCCTTCGCTCTTGCGGTGCGCTCGTAACGGTCAACCTGCCTGTATGTACTACCATCGGCAATGATGCCCTTCGCTATTGCGATGCGCTCGTAACGGTCAACCTGCCTGTATGTACTACCATCGGCAATGATGCCCTTAGCTCTTGCGGTGCGCTCGTAACGGTCAACCTACCTGTATGTACTACCATCGGCAATGATGCCCTTCGCTCTTGCGGTGCGCTCGTAACGGTCAACCTGCCTGTATGTACTACCATCGGCAATGATGCCCTTCGCTATTGCGGTGCGCTCGTAACGGTCAACCTGAAAAAACAAAAATTAAATACTAAATGTGTTGATGGCTATTTATTCGTTATAGAATCAGAAAAAACGTCAAAAGGTATAAAAATATATTCCGGCTATAACTTCTGCGGAATGGAGAAAAATGTAATCAGCAAACAGCCGTGTTTCGTGTCTGAGAAAGATGGATTTACGGCGCACGGCGAAACTGTTAAAAAATCTATTGGCGACCTGCAATTTAAAATCGTTGCTGAGAAACTTAAAAAAGACCCGATTAATAAGGACACGCTTTTTACGGTTAAATACTACCGCTTACTGACCGGCGCATGTGATATGGGTTGTCGCGACTGGATGGACAGAAACAAAGTGCCCTATACCGTTGTAGATAATCAGGCGGTTGAGGTTAAACCGATAAAGGTTGTTGATCTGTTGCCTATGCTGCAAAAATCAAATGCATGGGGTGTGGAAAAATTCAAATCATTAATAACATTTTAACCAAGTTCAGATTGACAGGGAAATCGGAAGAAAGTACCTGTTTTAACATCTTTTATTAACAACTAAAAATATCGCCCAAAGAGAAGATTAACAATTAAAAACAAATCTGATGAAAACGAAATCAAAGTCAAGAAACGCAGAGGAAATTAAACTAAGGAACGAATGGGGCTACAATCCAGTCCCGAAAGAATATCAAATAGCAGCCGCATTAATAGCCCTGTTTTCGGCACTATACATTTTTCAGGGCGTTGGTATTATTCACTTTTAAAATTGAATTATGAACCGCAAAACGCAAAAGCACGAACTGTTTATAACATTCTATGGACACACAAGACCGAGGAAGCAAAGGGTTTCGATTCGTGTATGGCTTAGCCGATTCTTCCCTGAACTATTATAACAACATCTCTTAACCAAATCAAAGTACGGTAATGGAAAATAGCACAGAAACAACGCAGAACATAGTAATTATCTGTTCAAGCTCCGACGAAAGGGATAAGGTTTTTAACATGTGTAAAGAAAGCGCACCTATTGGACTGTTTACGCACACGCACATACAGAAAATGCAAAGCGAATAGAAGCATCTGAAATAATCGAAAAAGGAATAGCAACAACCAAATGACCCTCACCCACCGACAAAAGCTAAGAGAAGCCCGATTGCATTTAAAATCTGCATGGGCTTGTTGGGAGGCGGCACTACTTACCGAGCGTGAACAATATTGGTGGGACATGGTACTGAAAAAACAAGACGAAATTTCTTATTTGAAAATGAAAGGAGTAAAAAGGTAAAAACTTAGATTATGAAACTAGAACAACAAGTATGCAGCCTAGAACAGGCAAAACGATTGCAAAAATTAGGAATACTCAGAAACTCTATTTTTCACTGGTGTGAATACAATGGCGCATCTAAGGTAATGCAGCCGAATAAATACGAAAGGGAAATGAGTCCCGATATATATTTCTCTGCTTTCACAGTTGCTGAGTTGGGGGTAATGTTGCCACTATATTATTATTCATACGAGGGTGACAGTGGCAGGGAGTGGTATTGTTTATATGACGGCGATGAAAGTCAATACGAAAAGTATGAGTTTACAAATTCACACACCGAAGCCGAAGCGCGCGCCAAAATGCTCATTCACCTGCTTGAAAACAACCTGACAACCACATCCGATTGCAATAACCGCCTCAACTCCTAACCATGACCATCCTTCCATTTTCCACACTACAACTTCTAAACCTGCTCGAATCGGGCATTTGGTTTCTGATAATAATATTACTGTCGGCTTTTGTATGGGCTTATTTCAGGCTTAAAAGGCAGTATGAGAGAAAATAACACCCCCAATTTTTAACAATCAAAATAGAAAAGAAATGAGTACTACAATAACAACATACAAAGCCCCTACCATAGCCGACCTTATAGCAGATAAGGAAATGGCTTTTGCGCAGGACGACCTTAATGTTATCCTCAATACACCCGTACCGCAAGCGTGGATAAAGACGCACCCAATGGTTAAAATAAAAATCAACGGGCAAGACACGCCGCTCCCCTACCTGCCTGTAAACCGTGTGAAATACCTGCTCAAAAGGATATACGGTAAATACGAATGGGAAGTAAAGGAGTGCAAGCAGGTGCTTAACGCAATGGTAGTAATCGGCAAGCTGACCATTACAAACCCCGTTACGGGAGAAAAAGAATCTCAGGATGGTATAGGTGCGGCAGCTATCCAAATGGACAAGGGAGCAACACAGGGAGACCTTACGGCGATCAAAGCGAATGCCATACAGATAGGCGCACCCGCCGCCGAAAGCTACGCACTTAAGAACGCAGCAGAGAAATTCGGCGACATATTCGGCGGCAACATTTACGACAAAGACGGCACAGCATATGCACCCGTTTTTAATGAGGAAGCAAGGAAATCATACACCCCACAAACTGACGGAAATGGAAAATAAAAATCAGGTTTTAGACTACACACCTCAGCAAACCGCAGCATGGTTTGAGCAACGTTTGGGACTTATCACCAACTCGGAACTACATAGGCTTATGGCTTACCCCGACAAGATAACCGCAGAAAGCGAACTATCTAAGGGCGCAAAGACCTACATAGAGGAATTGTTTTGGGAACTGGCGGACGGTTTCGCAAAAGAAGTAAAAGCGCGGACGTTGGAGTATGGCAACAATCAAGAGCCGAAAGCAAAGCAGAAACTCGCCAACTCTATAAAACAGACATTGCACGACTGTGAATTTATCCCGCACCCTGAATTTGTTTTTTACGGTGGTAGCCCCGAATTAGAGCCGGTAATTGTGAACGGATTGCGCACCACCACAGAGATAAAATGTCCCGCCACAGGGCGCAGCCACAATGAAAATATTGAGATGTGCAAGGCGTGGAAAGAAGACAATTCAGCATTACTTAAAACATATCCTGAATTGTATTGGCAGATAAACGGGAATATGCTTTTACAAAAAACCGATGTATGTGTGTTCGTGTCCTACCACGAAACCAAGCTATGTACTACCGACTATTTAGAGCATTATTTTCCAAAGGATGCCACAGCCATTGAGCGCATTAATATCCAACTACCAAAAGCCTATAAATACTATCAGGAATACGGCAAACGTCACGGGGTAGATGTTAATGCTCACCTTGCCGAAAGACATAGATTATATTTTGAAAATAAGAAACCATTTACTAACGCAGCATAAAAACAAAACATGATTAATTTAAGTATTGACCTCAGCAAGATTGACAAAACACGTATCGTAAACGGTAAAAATGGAGCAATGTATTACAACCTCACAGTTGATAAAAAACAAAGCCCTGACCAATTCGGAAACGACCATACAGTTTATCAGACACCTACTAAAGACGAGCGCACTAATAAAGCCCCAAAGGTGTATGTGGGAAGCGGTAAGGAGTTTGTATTTAATAGGCAACAAAGTACACCCGAGCAACCCGCCTATGTTCTGCCCGTCAGCAATACGCCACCTACACCCATTGACGACCTCCCATTTTAAAGCCGCCTAACACGAATCATTGTTAACAGGTAAAATAAAAGAGTAAAGTATGATTTCAAGACGAGTGGGAAAGAAACATTTGTGTCTATCGGTAAAGGGAGCATTAAAACAAGTACCCAATAATAGCAAATACAGTTTTGCCAATCATGACGACGGGCGACCGATGACAAACAAAGAGTTGCGGGTATATCTTGCAAAAGCAGACTTTGAAGGTAAGCTAGTTCTGCCAATGGGTGAATGTGACAACTTTGACGACCAATATGGATGCAGAGGGCATGACATTACTCTTTTGGTTCACGACTATGAATTTGAGGAAGGAAACGGATAATTTTTGTGTGAGGTAAACCCATGCTGCACTTTTTTTAAAACTCTAAAACGAACATTATGCATAAGAAATCGTTTATGCCGCCTGACACCAGTTTGCAAGCCCATGACGGGGTTATTGAGCGCAAACAAAAGATAACCCACGCCGATATAATTATGAACGCTCTAAAGGTTAAGAAATTCGGCAACTATGAGGAAATAGCAATGTTCTGCAATCTTACATCTATGCAGGTTATACGCCGACTTTCTGAACTGGAAAAAGCAGGTAAGATATTTAGGACAGGCAGAACAAGTAAAACGTTTTCGGGTGACCGTGGCGAGGTTTGGGCTATCCTAGAAAAACCGTCAGTAACACAACAGCAGACACTTTTTGCCGCATAACCAACACTAACACTTAACGCCGTCCTGTTTGGGCGGGAAATGGAGAATATGAAAACAAAAGAGCAATATCAGATTGACAGGGAAGTTATAGAAGCAAACAGGGAATATAAACCCATGCTCATTAACGATCACTTCCAAAATTACAAGTCATACAATATCCCAAAGGCGCAACTGATAATTGCGGATATACCCTGTAACATTGGTAAAAACGCTTACGGCTCTAACCCGTCATGGTATATTGACGGCGACAATAAAAATGGAGAAAGCGAAAACGCTAACGCTGCCTTTTTTGATACCGACAGCGATTTTAGGATAACTGAATTTTTACACTTCTGTTCTACGCTATTGATAAAAGAACCAAAAGAGACGGGTAAAGCCCCATGCATGATTGTATTCTGTGAGTTTGAGCAACAATTTGAACTTATACAAAAAGCCCCTAAATACGGTCTGAACGGATATATAAATCTTGTTTTCAGAAAGAATTTCTCAGCACAAGTTTTAAAGGCAAATATGCGCGTGGTTGGGAACTGTGAATATGCCCTAATTCTTTATCGGGATAAGTTGCCAAAGTTCAACAATGAGGGTAAGATGGTTTTTAATTGCCTTGACTGGGTAAAAGATAATACAACGCCGAAGATCCACCCCACACAAAAGCCCGTTAAGCTTTTAGAAAAGCTGATAAGGATATTTACAGACAGGGGCGATGTGGTTATAGACCCTTGCGCCGGTTCAGGTTCGACCCTATTAGCCGCTTCTCAATGCGAACGCAGATCATACGGTTTTGAGATCAAAAAGGACTTTGTAAAAGAAGCAAAGGAAAAAGTATTAGGTACGTTTCAAAAAAACTTATTCTAATCCCATCACCTGAGTAACGAGTTAAAAGAAATTGGAAAAACTTATGGCACACGAATGTCCGATATGTTATATGAATTGTCATTGCGGAGGTGATATAGATGATATGTGCCTAGACGGTACAGACGAGCAATTGCATTGCACCCATTGCAATGAAGATGAGGAAGATGAGGAAGATGGGGAAGACTGGGAATGTCCCAAATGTGGTGAATGGAATGGGGATCACGACGATAAGTGTCCGCTGAGAAATCCGTTTTATGATAGCAATATAGATTAAATAAACAAAAGCTACCAAAGGATTGCCGTCCCGGTAGCTTGGTGAAAAACAAAATTATGAAACTACCAAATCATAAAATATATAGACCCGTTGAAATTCCCCTGATTTGTGACGGAATGGGGATATACGAGCTTGCTTGTTGGTCCGACTATGCTTACAGGCATAAACTGTCTGATTTAGCCATAGAAGTTGACAGGTGCGTTAAGAAACTGCCTTTAATAGATCAGGCGCAACTTAATAAACTGACATACTACAAACCGTATGTTTTGGAAATGGTAGGGTAATTTAAAAACAGGTAACTATATACTTATTTAACATAAAATGTAAAACAATATGGAACTACAATTTGATTACATAAAATGCCCCTTAAACCGTTATACGTTTAAGGTCAAGAATATTAGGGAATGGGTAGAACGTAATTGCGAAGGCACAACACTTAATCTATTTGCTGGAATAACAAAGTTAAATATAGATGAAATACGAAACGATTTAGACACTATTGATGCTATTGCTGATTACAGGATGGATGCACTTGATTTTGTAAAAAAATGGAAGGGAAAGAAGTTTGACACTATACTACTTGACCCGCCATATGCGTATCGTAAAAGCATGGAAATGTATAAAGGAATAAGATGCTCGCCTTTCAGGCAACTGAAAGATGAGTGTCCGAAGATATTATCTCCAAACGGTAAAATAATCACTTTCGGCTACCATTCAAATATATTTGGTTCAGGTCGTGGATTTATTGTTGAGAAAATTGCACTATTCAGTCATGGTGGGGCTATTCACGATACAATAGCATCTGTTGAACGTAAAATTAACAATCAAGGGTAAATAAGTATATAGTAATTTAAAAACAATACCGTGCTACTTGGCGGCGGCACGGCATAAACATCAATCGTTTGTTACATAGTTTCAAATTATGTGCCAAACGCAATAAAGAAAACGTTAAAGCACAATTTTTAATTATGGCATTAAGAGATCAGCCCTACTTACCCCTATATGTTCAGGATTTTATGACGGATGAAAAGTTGGCAGAATGTAGCGCAACAGCTAACGGGGTTTACATACGTATTATGTGTCTTTTACATAAATCAGAGGAGTACGGCACTATTTTGCTTAAGCAAAAGGATAAGCAAAACTCAAGCAAAAACATCAATTTCGCACACAAACTTGCAAAATTTATGCCATATCCTTACTCCGATGTTTTGTCGGGTTTGGAGGAATTATTGAACGAAAATGTTTTGATGATTGAGGGCGATAAGCTAATACAGAAGCGGATGTTAAAGGATTCGTGCATTAGCGATAGTAGGTCAAAAGCAGGTAAAAATGGGTACGCCTCAAAAACTTTTGCTCAAGCAAAACCTCAAGCAAACAGTCAAGCAAATCCTGAATATGAAAATGAAAGTGTAAGTTATAATGAGGGTATAGGTAATAATATAATTCCCGACTTTCAAAATTTTGTCCCTCCTTCTGTTTTAGATGCCGTAATTGTCAGACCTCCGAACGCACCTGAATTTCAAAAAGTGTTAGAATTTTTTGTAGGTCATGGGAAAACCGAGGCAGACGCAACAACTTTCTTTAATCACTTTGAAGGATTAGGATGGAGAAAAGGAATATCCCCAATATTCGCATGGAGATCAATTGCAAACAACTGGATCGCTAACATTCCCAATTTCATTAAAAACGAAAACGACAAAAAAGATATTCCAATTTCCCCTGCTGAACAAAAACTACTAAACAAATACAAAAGATAACTATATACTTATTCACCCTAAAAAGAAAAACGAGATGAAAGACATAGATTTTAATAATGCTTTAAAAGCACTTGTAAAATGAAAAAGCGACTACTTATATCTTTTATCGGGGGTAGAACATCGGAATTTATGCTATGGTGGTTAATGAACAAATGGGAGGACAGACACCTTTACGATATAATAGTTGTATTTGCTAATACGGGTAAAGAGGTAGAAGGAACGTTGTTTTTTGTTGACGAGGTGGCGCAGGAATTTAACATACCTGTTGTGTGGGTGGAGGGCTACCCAAGCGATAAGGGTAAAGGTTGGGCAGTCAATCATAAAATTGTCACCTATGAAACAGCCAGTAGAAACGGAGAGCCGTTCGAAGCAATGATAAAAAAGTTAGGCATCCCTTGTAGTGAAGCTCCATTTTGCTCAGACCAACTAAAAAGAAGTGCTATTGAAAGCTATTTACGTTCGATAGGTTGGGAAAATGGTAGTTATGATGTAGCTATTGGTATTAGGATTGACGAACCTAAAAGATACAAAACCAAACGAGGGGTAAGGAAAGTAAAGAAAAACAGGATTTTACCATTGGTTGATATTTTCCCTGTTGATAAGAAATGGATTTTAACATGGTGGAAACAACAAACATTCGACTTAGACATACACGAGGATGATGGGAACTGTGATAACTGTTGGAAAAAGAGCGACAAGGTTTTATATCGAAACGCCATAAGAAAACCTAAATCTTTCAACTGGTGGCAAAGAATGACAGATACATACCAATGTATAAGGGTTGAAGGGGTAGTGAATTTCTTTAGAAAAAACAGGTCACCCAAAGACATTATCTGTCAGGCACAAAAGACAACACAGGAGGAAATAAAGCAACAATCATTATTTGACGAAGTATATGCATGTGGTGAAAGCTGCGAACCATTTTAAAAGATGGGTTTTACCCACCCTTAGCAGTATTGCAATAACAGGGTAAATAAGTATATAGTTACCATACAAAAAATAAATAATGGCACTAAATATAAAAAAAGATTTCAATAATAACAGATCGCGCAAGCCAGACTTAACAACTTTGGTTTACGGGAAAATACCACCTCAGGCGCCTGAATTTGAGGAGGCTATTCTTGGTTGTTGCTTACATGAAAACGGACGGCACACATTTGAAATTGTGTTGGGTATAATTCAACAGCCTGATATTTTCTATGTAGATGCTCACCAAAAGATATTTGCAGCCCTATTGCGCATGTATGAAGCTCATTTGCCTATTGATTTGCTTCTTACCACGGAGGAATTGAGAAAATCTAATGAATTAGAATTGGTTGGCGGTGGTTATTACCTGACAAACCTTATGCGTAAGGTTATCACAGATGAAAATGTAGAATTTCATTGCAGGGTAATAGTTGAGAAATTTATTCAGCGTGAATTAATACGCATTTCAGGTAATTGCATTGGTGACGCTTACGAGGATAATACAGACCCTTTTGATTTGGGAGAAAAAATAAGCGACGAACTATTTAAAGTTTTATCCGGTAACATCAAAAAAGAACCTAAAAACATATCCTTAAGTGTAAAGGAATTATCAGAAAAACTTGAGGAACTTAAAAAATCAAAAAGCGATTTAACGGGTGTGCCGTCAGGATTTTCTGAACTGGACGCAATAACGGGAGGATGGCAAAAATCAGACCTTACTATACTTGCCGCCCGTCCTTCTGTTGGTAAAACGGCATTCGCAATAGCTTTATCGCTTAATGCAGCATTGGCCGGTAAGCCAAGCGTAATTTTTGAGTTGGAGATGAATACGGGGCAGGTAATTATACGTATGGTATCATCTGTTGGAGAAGTTGAAATGCACCAATTAAGTCACCCAAAAAATATGACGGATGATGAATGGAGTAGGTATTACGCCGCCGCCGATAAAGTTGGAAAATTGAAAATATTTATTGATGATGAAGGAGGATTAAACATTTTTGAACTACGGGCAAAAGCAAGGAGATTAAAGCAAAAACACGATATAGAATTAATAATTATTGACTATCTGCAAATAATGTCAGGAATTGGAGGCGAGGGAAATAGGGAGCAGGAAATTAGTAAGATCAGCAGGGATTTAAAGAAATTGGCTAAAGACTTAGATGTTCCGATTATCGCATTATCTCAGCTTAACCGGAGCATGGAAAATACTAATGGAGAGTCAACGCGAGATCCTAAGTTATCAGATTTGCGGGAATCGGGAGCTATTGAACAAGATGCAGACAATGTAATTTTCATACACGATCCATCTGCCAAGATGATTGCCGCCAATAACATGTTTATGGGAAAGAAAATCATAAATATAGCTAAGGGTAGAAATATCGGGGTTCATGTGATACCCCTTGAGTTCAATAAAGATATTCAGAGATGGCGAGATGTTGACCAACCGAGTAATCAATTCCCGACAGAAAAACCGCCCGACAACCCCAAAGCAGGAATAAAAGGCGACTACAACAACTTCAACCGAAAAGACTGGGAATAACCCCACATTTTTAACCAAAAAAAGAAAGAAAGATGAAAACATTTGAACAGCTAATCAAAGAACATGGGATTTGGGCTGATGCCACTTTCCCGAAAGGAACTGCACAAGGCGCATTGATTCACGGTATGCGTGAGGCGCACGAAGTTATTTTAGATTTTGAGGAAATGGCTTCTAAGGAAAGTAAAGCGGTTGAACTTTCTGATTTCTTAGGATGCATATTTGATGCAGGCAGAAGATTTGGGGTAGATACAAAAACAGTTGCCCGAATGCTTGATTACTTATGCGATACGAGCGTTACTCTTATCGACGTGCGAAATGCATTTGATTTAAAGTTACAAATCAACAAGGGGCGCACATGGAAAGACAATGGCGACGGCTCATATTCACACGTAAAATAACCCCACCAATTTTTAACTTTTAAAACGATATTATGAAAAACAATGAAGGATTGCAAGACAACAATTCTCCGATAGTTCAGCAATCAGTAACAAGAGTTGAAGTAATCGACCATACCAAAAAAGATAATTGCAGATGTTATGTAAAATACGATGCAAAAGTGGTGTCACTAAGCTACCAAGATGACGGAAGGACATTGAAAATATTTATCTCCTAACCCACTCTTAATTAAAAATTGAAATATGAAAAAAGTAATAGCCGCTGTTAAATGTTCGCTTTACATAACATTTATTAGCGTACTCGTTTTTGGCGGCAGTGCGCTTTTCTTTATGCCTATCCTTATCGTAATGGGTGGGGGTAACGCTTGTTATCTTTTCCTTTACATACCGATTATTTTCATAATTGCTTTTGTGGGTGAAATATTTAAGAAATGACCTTTAAACTCCACAACCTCGAAAAGCTGCCAAACGGGATGTATAGGGTGCGAAGTGGCGCAATGGTATCAAAAACGGAAAATAAAGCCCCATTTGCCAAGAAAACGAGCAATCAGGGCAATATTAGGGTGGTTGTTGACGGTATAAATTTTCAAAGCAAGAAAGAAGCCGAAAGATACACCCTGCTAAAGTTGCTAGAAAAGACCGGGAAAATACAAGATTTGAAAAGACAGGTGCCATTTGAATTAAACAAAAACGGGACACATTCACTTATTTACTATGCGGATTTCTGCTATTACGAAAATGGGGTGTATGTGGTGAATGATGTTAAGCCATTCGATAAGAAGTCGGGAAAGTTCAGATTGTCGCAGTTGTTCAAAAAGAAGTCAAGATTAATGTTTAAACTTTATTCGATAACTATAAAATTAAGCTGAGAAATGATAGAGTATAAATACTATAAAGAGTTGAGGGATTTTGCGGAAAAATCAGGTTTGCCATTTGATAAAGAAACAATGCGACTATATGTAAAAATGGTTGAAAAGTTTACCGAGGCTCAAGGTAAGGAAATTGTGAAATTAAAAATGAAAAATCTTGAGGGACGGTTACAGCATGGTGAAATTGGCGTAAACAGAAAAGAGATAAAAGAACATCTTAGGATTTGCAAAAGGGTGGTAAACGGTATAGATGAAGCAATGAGAATGCCCGTGAATTTTGTTAGAGGCTCTCGCATAGCTAAATTAATGAATGAGTTAAACAATACAATTTTTATGGTGGGATTTTCTGTAAAAGAAAATTCATCTATTGAGGGTAAAGCGGATTTTGAAGATGAGTTAATAAAGATATTTGCCGCCAAGCAAGATGATTTATTGTTAAAAGCCGCCTTTGATGGAACAAAAAGGCGAAATCTCACATTTTCATTAGACTTAGAAAACGGAAGTAGCGGGACAGTTAATTACAACAAGAAAGAATCGCGTTTTGATTTTATAGAATATTCATTACATGGCTACGCCAAACAAATACCACTTTAAAGTAACCACATTTTAAACAACTAAAAAGGAAAGTATGAACGAAAAGATAAAATCAGCATCCACCGTAGAAATGAGAATCGTAGTAGAACTAACGGAAACATAGGCGAGATTCTTAATACTTATGACCAAATGGGGTACTAAACCTTTTATAGATTGGTTTACCAAGCACCTTACAAAATATGATTTGAAGCCTTTAATATCAGGTGTAGAGTCTTTGTTTAAAACCATAAATAACGAATTGCCACAGCACATAAAGAAGATTGATAAATCGAGAGAAATACTATCAACCAAATGACGCTCCGCCAATGGTCAGAAACCGAGAAACGATTTAAAAAATAGAAACCATGTTAACCAATATATCCATGTTACCGACAAGTATAGTTTATGCAATGCCATGTTTGCAGAAGCAAATACCCGTATTGATTGAGGAAAATGTAATAGCCGACATCTGTAAAGCCTTTAATGTTTCGTGGGAAGATGTAATGAGCCATAACAGAAAGACCAAGTTTAAATATGCCCGTTGGTTTTTTTGGAAGATACTAAGGTCGCATGGTTACTCATTGGCTATATGTGGTGGCTATTCAGGACATGACCATACATCTGTGATAAACGGGATGCGGAATATTGACAGGGACATTGAAAATATTTGGGAGTTATGGTATGCATGGGAGAAAGTTAAAAAACATTATAACGGATAAAACTAGACAATATGCCACTAAGAAAATGCCCCGTGTGCGGGAAAATGAAACACCACGTGCCCGCAAAGATAAGAAAGTACAAAGTCCATTATTGTAGTCAGCAATGCCAGGGCGCGGAGAAGTACACATGGATTGGGTATTTAGTTGCCAACTCTCCGAAGTTGAGCCGTAATGTTATGGCAGAGCATATAGGTATAGAACTAACAACCTTGCGGGGATGGATAAGCGACTTTAAGCGCATCGGGATAAAGTTGGGCTACAAACCTATCGCAACCGCTGATAAGAAAAATGCCAAACGGCTGAAAGTTGGTACTGTCCGAATCCGCGAAAGCCGAGGTATTGAATATAGGTATATAAAAACTTCCGAAGGGTGGCGTGTGCTAGGTCGTGTAATTCCGAAAATAAAAGACATGTCGTTACAACGCAAGAAACAGAAACGGCAGGATTTTGACAGGCAGACCATGAGGAAAGCCCCGAAGCCTGAGCCTAAGAAGTTGCCGAGCAAGATAACCACTTTTGATCCGCTGATACATAAAATGGTTAGGATTGATAGTCGGACATACAAACAAGTACTTAAAATCTCAGCATAACTAAAATTAAAACGTATGGAAATGAAAGTACTCCACCTGATACTAAAAAAGAAGTGGTTTGACATGATCCTTTCAGGAGAAAAGAAAGAGGAGTATAGGGAGTTTGGCGATTATTGGCTAAAACGATTATCTAATTTCTTTGAAACAGCGGGGTGTATAGAAAAATCGAAAGAATTTCCTGATGGGTATGAGTTCAACCACTATGACATTGTTTGTTTCCGGCATGGATATGCGGCAAACGCACCTGAGATACGAATTGAGTGCTTAGGTATCAAAGAGGGTAGGTGTCGTCCGAATTGGTCTGACAATGCAAAAGGGACGCATATAGTTATCTCCCTCGGCAACATTATTTCAACTAACAATATTTCTTAACACAAAACAAAAATTATGAACAAGGTAGAAATGAGTAATGAAGAAAAACTAAGGATATACGCAGCCTATTTGCCATGCAAAGCGTTTGACATAATTGGTAATCAAATAGTAGATGTTGCGGGATATAGCCACGATACGGGGATGCTCGAATTTTGGGCAATGAAAGATCACAATGATTCCGCTCGAAAGGATATAATTGTGGCTACGGACGCTACACCCCATCCGATTTACTAACGCTCAAAATAGTGGAGGAGAAAAAATTATGATACAGAAAAACAGTTTACGAATAGGCAACCACGTACTCTATAACTCCGAAATATGCGAAGTGTTCGGGCTACTCTCTCAAAATGTGCTATTTAAGAAACCCGATAAGACGATTGTCGAGGTGCATTATGGTGAAATGGGGTTGATGGGGATTGTAATAACCGAGCAACTACTAAAAGAGATGTGCGGTTTAATAAATTACCATGTAGGGGGTGAATGGTACAAATTAACGCCCCTGTATTTTTTGTCGAGCGACAAAAGAAGCAAAGGTTACTATACAATCTACAAAGAGATAATGCTAGATGAATGTAGTAGCATATCCCCTGCGTTTAACATGTATCACACTTTGGAAAACCTTTTTTATAACTTAACCAATTCAGAACTCCCGACGATTTGAAGGAAAATAAAGAGATTATGATACGTATAAAATTACAGCCAATTAAAGAATGGCAAGAGAAAGAAGGTACTGAAGTAACAGGCAGGATATGGATTTATGTTGGTAAACTTCATGTAGGGATATGCACCCCTATAAAAAATCCAACCGCCGACATTCCTAAGTTTCGTTTTTCAAGTATGAATTACGGATTGCTTGAAGGGATGGACTCTATGGGTGCAAATAACCCTACCCCACCACACAAAAAATAAAAGCAACTACATACCAAAGGAACGATTTGGGTTTTTTGCTGTACTCGATTTCTCTTTCTAATTGACGTGCGTAGATGTTCATAAAAGTTGTATATTTGTGGGGTAATATTGTAGCTCAGTTGGTTAGAGCCGTTCGGGTCATGGGTTCAAGTCCCTTTTTTATTACATAAACTAGCAGTCGGGGCAATACGGCTGCTTTTTTATTTTAAGGAATAAAATCGGGAGCATTTACACCCCATTGAAATAAATATGCCTCGCATAGCCTGCGTTTTTTCAGCCCTTCCACTTCAACCAATTGTCCATTAACATGCGCTTTATCCCATTTCAGAAAGTCAGCGGTAATGACATCGAAATCGAGGGGTTTGGAATTAACAGATATTCTCAAAGATGAACTGTCCCAAGCACCTTGACCGACATTATAAATGAAGCAACAAAGAGCATCAAATTGCGCCTGAGTAAGGTTATCGGCTTTAGTTGCATTCAGATGGTCGATAAAATGCATTAGGGCGTTAACAAGGCATGCTTGCGCTTCTTCTTTGGTACACGTTTCACCTTCATATACTCGGTCTTGATTAGGATAATACGTAGTTCCGTAACCGATTGTCCATATTCCGGCAACATCTTTGTAGGCCGTTAATCTCAGACCTTCAAAATGCTCTAACAGGTCAAATAATAATTGTGATGGTATCATTGAAATGGTTTGTAACAGATGAAGTAAATACCAAAAGCCAAAGAGCCTAAAATCAATATGACCAAACCCGTAAATAACAGGTCTAGCCATATCGACTTAGGTTTTTTGGTGTTCATTTAGGCAGGTATTGTTGATTCAACAACATTGAGCAAGGTAAGCCCAAGTGTAAGCCAAATACCATTCAGCAACTTTGGAGCAAGCACTTTAGCCGCCTCAATCTGTTCCCTTTTCTTGTCATTAGTTTCTACCGCTGCTATTGAAGCCTCGGCAACTGCGATAAAATTTGCAATTCGTTTCATGTTAAAATCTGTTTGTTCCCTACTCTTTGATGACGGATTTTCGGGTATCTCCGTTAAGCGTTTTTTGGTACTGGCGTTGAATTGGCTAGCCCGTCAGTCATTTGTTTAATTTGGTCTGAATGGTTGTCCATCAACTTTTGCATTTGCGTGTCGTTCTTGGCATCTGATGACGCTTTGATAAGTGCCATTACGCATGTAGAGAACGCCCCGCCAATACATGCCTCAATTGCTGTTGTGGTGGCATCCCCGCCCACTCCCTTTACGCAAAACATTACCATAAGGGCTAAGAGGCATGCCGCCGATAATATAAAAGATGCCCATTGTTGGAAAGTACCTTGTTTCATATTGTTGATTTAAGAGTTAATTACTTTACTTTGATGTTATGGTTATACTCAGCCCGTTCCTTATTTGCCTGCGCCTGTGTCGCATCCGTTTAAAATGTTCTCAAGGTGCGTAACCCTACTTTCGGTCGACCTGCGCCATTCCTGCCAGTTACCCAAATCAGCACCCAGGAATATGCATGGAACAAGCCCTATAATCAGGATCACAATTATTTTCCTATTTTCTGTTTTGGAATTTGGCTTTGTAATAATCGCTGCCAATTGTTCTAAATCTTCGTTACTCATTATTAAAGGTTTTTAGTGTTTAATGCCTATTTGTACAAAATCTGTTTCTGATAATTGAACTAACTTAAAGCTATCGGGCTGTATCGCTCTTGCACTATCAATCTGCCTTTTAAACTGACTTGCATTATTAGCGAAAGAATCAACCACGTAATAACCATATTTTGTTTGCACACTATTCCAATAACTATCATTACTAATATTAGATACACGACCTAACATTAACAAATGAAACCAATAAGGAATTACATAATACCACATTATCTTGGTTTACTTAATTTTAAATTACGATTAGATTCTGCATTATATAAAGAAGTAATCATTGCTGTAGTTAATGCGCCGCTTGAAATCCAAGCGCAAGCAAAATTATCAGCCGTAAAAAATCCAACCGTACCAGCAACATTCCAAGCACCTATTGTTATTGATTGATTTACCGAAGCAACAAACGATTGCGCACCTGTTATTTTTTGAACACCATTTAATGAAAATGTTTGACCGCCGCTAATTCTTTGTATATGCCAATATCCTTTTCTACTTGAATTTGAAAATGATACTTGAGCATTTGAATTTGAACCACCAAAAGCGTTATTACCGCTTACCCAAGCTTGAATATTAACGCCGTTAGTTCCTGCGTTACTTGTTGCATTTCCACCGTTTACGTTAAAAGATGTTGTTCCAACTTCGCGTATAACTAAACCCATTCCTAAATTAACTATTGATTTAGTTGAAGGATTGAAATTTGTATTAACATAACTACTTGTGCCATTTGTTGTAACACCGCTATCGCTATTTGTTGGACTACCTACAAAAGATAAAGTAGTTACACTTGGATGAAGAAAATCATATTTTTGTGAAGTTGCCGTGTTACCATCAAAATGCCAAATAGCACCATTTGTAAAACTATCTGTTATTCTAACAAAAGTTCCATTATTGTCAATTCCATTATTATTTATTTCAATATCATATTTCATATCTATTCCAACGTCATTAGCAGTTATAGTATTATTTCCTACACCTACATACGTAGAAATAAATGCCGCCGTATTAGAAGGTAAGTATGTTTGTCCTAAACAACAACAAGAAGAAATTAATATTAACAACAATATTCTCATGGCGGTGTTATATAATTTGAACCAAAATCAATAATTGATTTACCTAACCAATCCGCGTAATACATTTGAAGTATCAAAGCAGGCGTAGCTACCGTATTGCCGCAAAATGGTTGACGACCCGCATTGTATGCAATTGCAAAATTTGCTCCTTTTAAATAAACCGCCGCAGGTGCATGAACGCTTTGTTGATTGTAAAAATAAATTGTTATCTTATTATTTGCACCACCACCACCTTGAGGTGTGTTAGTAAACCCTGCAAAAGCAAAAGTATCAAATGCATTTACCGTATCAAGAATAACAACACAACTTTGTCCACTTGTTGCAGTTATCGTATTTGCATGAACCGCTGTAACAGTATATGAAGTTGGTGAAGAAACAGAAACTGTATAAACATTAGTACCCGTTATTAATGCGATTCCATAACCCGCAACGAGTGTTGTAGTTGCCCCGCCACCGCCGGCCGCTGTCCACGTGTAACCATTTGCACCGCTATTAACCGCCAATACCTGATTAGCTGTACCAATTGGAACCTGCGTTAGTTTCCCGTCCGTAGTGCTACCGTAGAAAAGCCCGTATTGCGAAGTCATGCCTTTGAAAAATGTATTACCCGCGCTATCAATGGTCAGCCTGTTATTAGCTGCTAAAGTGCCGCCCGTGAATATCATTACAGGTTTGTTATTCGATGTGCCAATAGCCAAAGAATCTGTTGAATACACATAAGCCCCGTCTGCCCCGTTGATAGTCCATGTTCCCGCTGCTGAAAAGCCACTACCATTCATACCTATATCAACGTAATGGGTTGTTTCTGTTCCATTATCAGCGGTTACAACATAATCACCGCTTGCGCCTGTCCCATTGCTTTGGTTGCGTAAGTTCACTTGCAGATAGTTGTTTTTAGTCCCTTCATTGTCCTCGAGGCAATTAACTAAACCCGTCATAGCCGAAACACCATTTGCGAGTATCATAACGCTATCTGATGCTATCGGGCTACTAACCGTAGGATGGGTAGATAAAACCGCTGTTGATCCGCTGCCCGTTGTCGTTGCTGCGCTTATAGATGTTCCGTTACCTGCAAGAATAGGGCTGTTAATTGTAGTTGATAATGTAAATGCGGGTGTAGTTGTTGATGTGGCTACCGTTCCCGCAAAGCCATTGGCAGATACTACCGATGCGCTTGTTACTGTGCCCGTTCCTTTGGTATTTATTGCCGTGGTTAGCCGGGCCTTAGCCGTGTCAACATCAAACTTTGTAGGAATCAATGACGGGGTATCTGAGTAGTTTATTTTAGCAAGTAAATCTGTTTTAGTCGCTAAATGTCCCGCTGATGTGTCGGGAGTGAGTGTTCCTGTTGTTGTGATTGTCCCGCCCAAAAGGTTTGTTCCGGCTGCGACTGAGGTAACGCTACCGCTACCCTTATTATTAAATGTCTGAAAATCCGTACTGTCAATGTATCCCGCAACGTGAATAGTCGCCTTTGGCATCGCTACGCTGCCCGTTGTTGTTATCGCGCCGCCTGTTAATGGGTAGGTAGTGCCGACAGATGTAACTGTTCCAGTAGTAGGAGCAGGATAAACATTAGCCTGTGAAACCTTGCCTTTAAAAGTATCTGCCGTAGCATTATGACCCGCTGCGCTTATATCTGCCTGAAAGGTAGTTTTCTTAGTAAATGTATCGTTGCCGGTGAACTTAAAATTAGATGCCTGATTTAGAGAAATGTCTACAACTGCGCCGACTCCACCTGCTGGATTTAAAACAATCGTCCCGTCGAGGTCTGATAATGAACCTACAACCGTTGGCGGGGTGTACCAACCAAATACACCACCAATAGAACCTAAGTATTTACCTGCCTGAGAAGTTGGATTGACTGTCGAATATGGAACGTAACCGCCTGCAATTAAACTATCTTTCTTATGAACCACTAAGGCTATACTGTCGGCTAATCTGTTGCTTAATGAAATAGTGTCCGATGGGTGGAGATAAGTGCCGATTGGTTGATAGGTAGCGTTTATCCTGTTACGAAATGTGTCAATATCAAATTTAGTAGGGATTAAATTGGGCGTATCAACATAGCGCATATATCCAACTAAAGAAGGAATAGATGAAGTTATACGAACTTTTGCCGTATCAACATCGTATCTTGAATATATTTTACTAGGCGTATCACTATAAGGAATGAATATTGTTGAATTAAATGCATTTGAACCTAAAGTATTCCATAATTGATAAAATCCCCAATATGGCATAAACTTACCATTTGCACTTGAATCATTTGTTAATGCATAGTTTCCTATTGGTTGATATAAACTATTTGAGTAATTACGCTGCGCTACCGTGTCAAGTGCAAATAACCATGTAGGTAAATAGTGAAGTAATGAATCTTTTTGTCGGGTAACTGTGACGTATATTGAACTATCTGCGCCCGATATACTCGCTCTGATTGCCGCGCAACTATCATTTAATGTTGTTTGAGATACGCCACCGATTGAAGCCGCCGAAATACTATCAACATAGCGTTTGCTTGTCAAAGTTTGCTTACCATATCCGTCATTATACATAACGGTTTTAGTAAGTGCAGAATCAAACCATATCATTCCCGTACTGTCGGAACCTACAAAATCAGAGAACTTACGCGGCATCTGAAAGAAGGTATTAACCTTAATCCCACCGTAGTAATTTGATAAAGTAGTTGCGCTATGCCCATCAGGATAAGTATTACTTTGCCCGTAAGACAGCCCCGAAATAAAAAGCAGGAATATTGATAGGTTTTTCATTAATGGTCAAATTTTATTGTAGCTCCTGCGTCGTATGTTGCTGATACGCTGACGATAGTTGTTATGCTTATCAGGCTAGACGCTTTTACCCTTATTGGCTGCATACGTCCGTTACCGTAACCTGTAGTCGATGCAGATATAATTTGAATTGTCTGAGTGGTGCTATTCTCATCCGTAAATACCACATTTATAGACACATTGCCGGCTACTGCAGTAGGATTTAAATAAGCACCTATAATGTAAGTTGCGTTAGCTGCCGGAGTTGTGTATGTTCGTATCGTCGCGCCAGATGTCAGCCCCATAGTGTCCACCTGAGCCACATTAGATACGGACGGTATATCGCTTGTAAATGCGACTGTTCCGCCCTTTGCGGGGATATAGACATCAAAAGCGCATCCTAATCCCGTACAACCTACCGTAATCGTATCTGCTGCAAATTTTATATTCTGAGTAATATTTGTTGTTGTCCCTATATTTAAATACGTATGCGCTATACCTGTTGATAAAAAATTACTCTGCCACATTTGATTTGATACCCTTTTGAATGACTGAAATTTAGTAGTGTCGATTACAGACTGAAAATCCGGTGTAGAACTGTGATTTAAAAAACTGAATATCCCGATTGCGCGACTGCTTATATTCCCTGCTTTTAGTACGGAATCTAGTGGAACGTTAGAAAGGTCGCCTATTGTCGCTAATGTGTCCCCGTTGTGCGCGGTTGAGGGGAGATAATTTGTATTCGATACCCCTGTCAGCCCTTTATATGCATACAATTGGTTGTAGTGATGTGGGTTTGTCGCATCTTCAATACCCACCTCACCTACCCCCGCCGCAACAAACAACGCTACCTTTGCGAATGATCCCGAATAAACACCAACCCCATTATAATCTAATGCTCCAAAAGAGCCAACCCCATTAACTGTTAATTTGTCCCTCCCATTTTCAACAGGTATTACACCGCCTGTATCAGGGGTACTTAAAGACCAGTTTTTATGAAGCGACCCCGCCGCAATAAATGAGTAATGACTAGATGCATTATCTATCCATCTTATTTGTGAATTTGTGACATTGCTAGGGAAAATACTTATTCCACCTGCGCCGCCGTAAGACATAGTGAAAAATGAAGGGCTTAAAGCGACATTATATCCCGCGCCACCTAAGTTATCTTGCAGGTTTATTTGGGCTGTACCTCCCGCTACTTGCGTGGCTATGTTTCCTGCGTTTAATGTGCCTTGTAGACCGGTTGCGCTTCCTATCCTAGCATCAAGAGCCTGTATGAGAACATTGCAGCTATCAATAGGCGAACCAACTTGAACCGGCCCCACACAATCACACCCTGGCAACTTACTTGTAATAGTTGCGTCCGTAGTGACAATGTTAGCCGCCGCCCGTACCGAAATGCCCGATTGCCCGTAAGAATTTATTGATAAAATGAGAAATGCGAAAAGGAGTGATTTTAAGCGCATATAAATATTATTTGGTTGTAAAAATAAGTATAAAAATTTGGCTTGCCTAATTATTTTTATTAGACGCACCTAATTTTATAAAATACCCTTAACTTTGACATAATTCCTTATAGAAAATGTCAGCACATCAAAGGATAACTTACTTCCCAAATGCAACCGTAGCTTTTGCGCCTGCTGTGTATACAGGGACAAAGGTTATCAGGCAGGCAAGCTATAAGGAAACACGGCAAACATGGCAGACTAGCGAGGATGATGAACCGTACAATTATAAGGTGCTGTTTACTGATATGCTGTCTATTCAGGTGCATACGCAGTCACTAACAAGCCCAACGCCAACTTTAGCCATTTACGACCATAATAAAAATGTCATTGTCAGCTTAATGGCTACGCCGTATTGGAAAGGGATTCAGGATTTCCCCGGCAACACTTATGATATTGGCGGCACTCCCTACGCCTTAGCAACAACACAATGGTCATTTAGGTTTGAAGATTTAGCGGCATACATTACCGAGGGCGGTATTTATTATCTTGGATTCACCAACTATTACACAGGACAGCCGGACATACTTTATTTCTCAGAGCCTATATTTTTGGACGATATAACCACAAGCCCGACGCAACTATATCAATTCAGCTTTAATAGTAATAAATCAGGGAATACGAATATCATTGTACAGAATTGGTTTAATGACTACCCCACTAATACAATACCCTACAACCCTTTATTTTCAGTACGCGCCGAGGGGTACACGGTTCCGAGTGATATACAGGCAATCAACATCGGCTATCTACAACAGCAATATAGGCAACTACAAATAAAGACCGAGCAGGTAACGCTATTCAAGTTAACGGCGGGTGAAATATCATTAGGCATTCCATTCTATTTATTTCAGGCACTTACTCAGGCTTTATTGGCTGATAATCTTTGGATAGACGGGACAAACTATATTCTGTTCAACCCGAACGGCAACACCTCATTGCAGGCTATTTGGAAATTGCGCAGCATGGACGACATAAAAATGTTATTCTATGCGTCTTGCATCTTAATATTTGTTTCCGAGGCTCAAAACGCGCTGTTAAGCCCACCAAAACGCATTGATAGGATATTTACGGATTCTTTTACCGATTCGTTTATGTAGTATTAACAATTCATTTTTAAATATGGCATTTGTTTTGCTACATTTGAGGCATGAAACACATGAAAATATTACTTATCGCTCTGTTGGTTATCGGATGCAAGAAAAAGGATAGCCCGATACCATCATTACCCAACTACAAAACATTTACCTACGAGCAGGCTTTGGATAGCATGGGTATAAAGGAAGGGAAAATGTATCTGTGGCTGTCAAATGCGTCAAAAGATACAGTTACTTTCAATTCGGATCAGACGGTTACGGAAAACTCATTTACTGTAAAAATAGGATTCGAGGTAAAGGCTTATCAAATAATCACGTCCGCGAATCCTAAAGATTCATCATTGATTTATAGAATTTTCACGGTTGGTGATTCGGCTTATAAAACACATAACTTTCTTGCTTTTGCGCATGATACTTTGGTGATTCAGCTAACTAGCATAAAAAGCGATACAATAACCGCTTCGGGGCATTCGCTTTACCCCATTAATTAAAGTACCATATCAGGAGTGAGCCACCCTTCAAACTCTGTTGCTATTGAATTACCCGCCTGTTGTACTGCCCTTTTAATAAAAAAGTGATATTCCTTTACTGCAAATCCGGGCTTCTTCCAAAAGAAACGGACATAGCCATTAGGGTCGGTATTCAATGTCTTGTACATACTAAATGGGTATCTCGATTTAACACGAATTGCCGAACCTTTGAACAGTTTTGCAGGTAGTGTATTTATTGCCACGTCCTTAAATTCAGTAACTACATTTGCCCCTGCGCCAACTTGTAAATTACTTTCCATGCCTGACAACCCGATAACGGTATTATTATACTGCATCACATAGGTATTGCGGAATGTCAGATAATCCGCCTCCATCTGGTCAAGTTGCGAATGAAGTAACCCGCCGAACCTTTGTAAGTTCCTGCCACCCGTCAATTCTACATTGATAGCTGAATCAGGATAATAAAGACCAAATATATAAGGCTGCGTTGCCGCTGTCGGGTCCGTGCTTTGCGCTGCGGGTAGGTTTGTTCCGTTGCGCTGTGTTAATTGATACGCAGTTGCCCATACCGCCTTATTTGATGGGTCGAAAGGCCGAAATAAATATGGAGTAACCCCCATTGTTACCGTTGGGGATGGTAGGCAGTACAAAACAACATTCTGATTGTCAGATGAAGGGTTAGAAGGTGAATAGGTTGCACCAATTGGTTGACTTACCTTTTGCGCCCTTAATAGTTCAATTGCATTTTGTTCAGTCAACACGTCCGTTTCCTCATAATCCATCGTGCCGGGTATATTTGACAACGGAGTATTAAAATAAGCCTCGGTATTCACAATGTCCACTCCGAAGTTGCTGTTAATATCTGCCTGAGTGTAGCCTAGTTTTAAGTTTGCTCCCAATCCTTCCGTTATTGGCGTAATCTCCAAATCATACACATCGTAACCTAAATCAAGAATCATCTTTGTATTGTCAAAGAAGTATGCAAAGTTTTCAATTCTCAATTTGTCATCCTGCAATGTCGCACCGCACCCTAATGTTTTCTTGCAGAAGTTGAAAAGCTGATTAAATGATAGGGTAATATAAGATTGCCCTTGCAGGTCATGTATGCAATATGCAGATGTCCATTTTATTTGTGACGGCACAACGTCCCCCACTGCCGTAGTATTTGCAATGTCCAGAAAGTCGCTATCCCCTTCGTAGTCTGTAACAACAGGTATTGGGAACCCGTAACCGTCCGTCCGTGTTGTTGCAAGGTTTGGAACTATCTTTTGTAGTAACTGTTTTAATGTAAATGCAGGGAATACCGACGGATTTAAAGAAGGTGCTGCAATCGGAACGCCTGAAACACCATTATCGAAGTTAGATTCCATGTAAACTTTTAATTCCGACAATCCAAAAGAGCAATAGCCGGAAATTCCGAAACCATGATCCGCATCACATATAATACCAAACACATAACATTTATTGTAATTGATAGTCAGGTTTACTAATGGTGTGGTTTTTTTTGCAAAGCCGGATGGAGAATCAGGAGAAGGAAAAACAGTAGGAAAAAATGGTAGGGCTGTCGAATCGGGTAAATTTATCCTGTATATTTCCTGCGGGTGAACATAACGGGAACTTACTACATCTGGGTTATCATCATTATTTATTTCAAACAAGACAAAAGCCATATACCTACCTGTATCCGTACCGCCTGCTAATGCAACAGGTTGTTCACCATGTATGGGGTCGAACATATCAAAATTCATACAGGCAGACATACTCAACCCCCCTGCGGGTGTGTTGGGTAAAAGGTTTTTAAGAGAGTAGTTTGATTTAGTTGATGGCTGACTATGGTTGACGCCTGAAAATGACGATTCACTACCAAAGTTTGCAGCTCCCGGCGTTTGATTCCCTTGTATCAAAAAGGGCTGCAAAATCGTATTGCCTATAAATGTTGTCGCGCCATTATTTTGAGTAATGGAATATTGGTTTAATGCGGGGATGATATGATAGCCGTCACCCCGTGCGCCACCGTTCCATCCGTTCAATTGATTTCCATCTACAACACTATAAGACAGCGGATTGTCAGGATTTGCTGAACTTATATAATTTGTCTGATACCTTAATTTTATTCCATCATGCAAAACCCATTGTGCATCCGTTACCCATACGGGGTCTGCGTCCGTTCCTGTGTTTTGCCAAATAGGTATATTGAAAGGGGTATCACCGTAGCTGTGTAAATCACGAACTAATCCACTATCCAAAGTATAAATTTCCGTAAGTTCTGTTTGCTCTAAATCCTTGTAGGTTTTGAAGTCTAAGTAAGATTCATAAAACAGGTCGTAAGTGATACTACTATCGGTATTCAGTACCCATATTTTGAACAGGCAATACCCCTTTAAGCATTCCCTTTTATAAATATCGTCAATGATAGCCTTTGCATCCATCGAGAATTTATAAGCCCCATTTGAAGACATGGAACGGAATATACCTAAATAGTCGTTATCCCTTTCGTATGTGATAGCCGTAACGTCCCATCCATCCGGCAATACTTCAAAATAAGTAAGTGTTGGCAATGGTGCGTTTATTGTCCATGTCGCATCTGTATTCAGGTCCGCGGTTAAAAATCCTCCCGCCTCATTCTGAAAACTCATTTTAAATAACGGATCAAAGGCCATTCTGATTATCTTTTATGTTGTAAATTATTCGCCCTTCTCATTTCATCAATCAGCGAATTGTTATTAACCTGCTGTGGTCTATTCGCCTGCATCCCCATTAATAACTTATCTCCTGTTTCATCAAAACTATTACCCACTATTTTAGCAACTTCCTTTGCTACTTCTTTAATTACCGTGCTATCTCTTTGATTATTCATTTCATAGCCTGTATGGGTAACATTACCCGCTGCATACTTGAATAACTTGGTGGTATCTTCCCCGCTGAATACTTTAGTACCTATCGGACGTTTGTATATGGTTGGTTTGTCAGCCGATAATGACACATCACCCGATGGAGTAACCATAAGTTCTTTCTTACCGCCATCACCCGCTATAAATGTGTTTGTAGTTGTTCCTTGATCCCCTGTACCATATCTGAATTGGGGTAATGGAGTCGAAGCCGCCGCCGAATATTGAGCCGCACCAATAGCCGCAATAACAGCCATTTGAGCAATAGCGTAAGGGGCTGTATCGGGGTCAGCAAGACCTACCGCCGCCTTTGCCTCAGCTACGGCAATATTGAACAATACCGCACTTTCAGCCGCTTGTTTATCAGCAATAGCCTTTTTAAGTGCTAACTGATTTTGTTTCTGCTGCAACTCGTTTTGTGCCGCTGCGTTTTGTGCCGCCTGTACTTTTAACTGATTGTCTTTGGTTATCTGATAACCCGTTGTCGCATTAATAGCCTCTATCTTCTGCTGATTCTGTATTTTAAGTTTCTGAGAAAGGATATTCAATTGCATTTCCTCCTTTGCAAAACCATTGTCCCGAATCGTATTGATAGCTGACATGGTTTCCTGAGCCAACTGAATAGACAGGACTTTTATATCCTCTAATGATTTTTTCTTTTTCGCCTTTTCTTCGTCTCCTTTATCTAATGTATGCTGATGTACCGCATCTGTCGCCGTCTGCGTATCTGTTTCGGTCTTTATCTTGATTTTAGCGAGGTCGTCAAATGCTGTTTTCGCCTTATCTCTGTCCTCTGCAATCTTCTTAGTCTGCAATTCGCTCCTATCCTCAACGGGTGTTACCTCGTCAAGGCTTACCGTCCCTGCCGCTTGACTATTTCGTTCGGCTGCTTTGGCTAAATCCTCATTATCTAACCTTACCTGATTCTGTTTGCTTGAAATGTCAAAATTGGAATCGTCATATTCATGCGCTCTTGCCTTTATTCCTAACAGGTCAAGACCACTATTTGAATTATGGGCAATGGCATACTTTATCTGCTTGTCCTGAGCCTCAGAAACAAGCCTATCCAATTCCTTTTGGTGGGCAATAAGTTTATCAAGGTAATCACGGTCATAATCGCTACCTTTTTTCTTTTCAGCAATAATAGCCTCGTTTACTTCACGTACCGTTTCGGATGTTTTGGTAATGGCAGATGTGTATTTTTCTGAGTATTCTTTATAACGGGCAAGTTCTTGATTTTGCGTTTCACCAATTTTACCTGCAAATGATTTGAGTATGTCGCTTTCCTTACCCCATGCAGCACGTTCATGCTCTATTTTATCTGCAAGTAGGTTATATTCGTCATTGTATGATTTTGCGCTATGATTATACTTATCTTGCGCCACATCGTCCGCCATCTTCTTATTTTCCTCAACTATTTTAAGCTGAGCCATCATTTCTTTTTTATTGTCTTTGGGCGTTCTATCTTTTTTGTCCTTAGTGTTACCCTCTAAAGCCGCTTTCTCCTTTTCCAATTCAGCCAGTCGGGTATTTGCAAAAATCAAATCCTTGTCAATTTGTAATCGGTCTTTTCTGTTTTTATTGATGTCGATTTGGGTTTTAGTCAATTCATTTTCTACACCTATGCCCGAATGTTCGGTGCGCTCGGTAATCATTTTTTCCCGTTCAGGTGAAGGGTTATTCACAAACTTGTTTCTTTTTGCCACTAATTCTTCTGTTAATGCTTCGTTTTGCTGTTGCGCCTGTAACGTGGCACTTTGCAATTCCCTTCCTTTATTTATCTGTTCCTGTAACTCTATGTATTTTTGCATAGATGAAACCTGCTTATTCATTCTATCTGTATTCTCAGCCGCCTTAAATCCCTCTTTTGTCATGTCATCCAGTACTGCGGGTGCTATCCCCTGCAATACCTTGTAAGCCCTAAATCTTTGATCTAATGTTAAGTTTTGGTCTTTAAGAATAGATATTTGGCTATTCATCTTAGATTCATCAAAATATACAGCGGCTAAAATATCAGCCGCCATATTCGCCTTTGATTTATTGAGTTCCTTAAAGCTGTCATTATATTCAGTCAGTCTGTCTTTTGCCAATTGTTCCGCATCTGAAACCTTTGTCCATTCTTCCCATAGTGCGGTAATTCCTGCAATTATTGGAACAAATAAAGCCTGCATTAATACCATTCTAACCGCCATTCTAACGAATACGGCTTCGGCATTTACTCCTAAAATATTTATTGAGTTAGTTGTATTTTTTACAGCAACATTTACAGTACCCATTACGGTTGCTGTTTGTGCCAACTGCGGGTTGAGTTGCTGTAACGCTGCAATCTGCTGCCGTATCGCATCTTGTGATTTTTGGAAGCCAGCATTTATAATGTCATTATTTCTACCTACCTTATCCCATTGCTTTTCACCGGCCTGTAACTGCGCTGTTAAATTTGCTATTGAATTTGCCTGAGTTCCAATAGCCGCCGTTGCCTGTTGTGCATTATTTGTAATGCTTATATTGGCGGCATTCATACTCTGCGCCGATTGTGCATTATTATTTTGAGCCTGAGTAAGTGAAGCTGTCGCCGCCTCCTGCCTTATTATAGCATCATTTAAAGCGGTTAATGATTCCGCGCCTATCAAATCAACCTTTATAGTAACAGTTTTACCGTTTATAGTCGTTATCTCATTTTCCACCTCCACCAATTGCCCAACCAACGCCTTAAGGTCAGGCATTACACTAGGGTCAACAACATTATTTATATTACCCATGACTTTGCTTTATTAAGTTTTTGATATGGTCGTCTAACCTGCTTTCGAGTACCGCGTATTGCATAACGGTAATACTATCGTCATACCTGCACCCCTCAATTTTATTTATATCCATGAGGCGCATAATAAACCCTCTGTGTCTGTCCGCTACGCTCATTGTCTTATCGTCATTCTGTGCCTGTTCCCGTTCTTCCAGAGCCTTTTTGAGCCTCTTTAGTTTTCGGGTGTTGGCTATTTCGGCGGCACTTACTTTTAATAGGTCGTCCGCTACTGTTTCAGGAATGAATTTATAAGCCGGATATTGCGCTCTTAACGCCTCGGCTGCTGAATAGCTATATCTATCCTGCATAATGGTGGAAATCGTCTTTACGAGTGCCTGATGTAGTTCTATTGCTTTTATTTCACGAAGTAGATGTATGTAGGCTTTTACGCCCTCATCTTTACGAACATCGTAATACTGCGATAGTATAGATTCATAGGCTGCGTTCAATTCCTGCGGTGTTCCATTGCCTAGCGGTGTCAGGTCATTATCTACACAGCAAGTAATAAAGTCTTTAAGTAGCAATACTCGTATGGAAGTTATAATATTAGTCGGTATCGGTGTTCCGGGTGCTATTTTTACCCGCTTATGGAACGGATGAATAACTTTCTTTGCTTTGATACAACGGACTATATATTCAGCCAAAGCGATTGAGGTGAGTGATATTGCAGGAAACAGCAAACCCCACCATTTAAACTTGAAGCAAAAAAAAACACATGCCGCAAGGAATATCAATAACAGGACAAATACTATCCTGAATAACCGCTTATCAGATATTTTATAATTTGGATGCATTGGGGTAAATTTGAAGTATGTGGATATTTCTTGTAGTGAGGATCACTAATCAAGACCAATAGCCTCACTCATTTTCGTATTGAAATCATCGACTATCATAGGCCATATCAAAGCCTCGTTTTCGGACGTAAGTTCCATAACCTCAGACCCGTTCCATTCTCTTAGCCAATCTGATTTTAATTCCCCCTTGTCGGTTAATGCAGGACTATTGAAAAAGTAGGAAGGGCTTTCAACAGATAGATTCATTTCGCCGTGAAACTCGCCCGTTTCATCAAAGTCGGTAAGACCTGATTTTCCCTCTAACTGTTTATGAATTTTGGTATTTGGTCGGTATTCCCGTAATGGCTGACCTGCGCTATCCGTATGCTGCTCGAGCTGCTGATTAATGAGAAGTGGTATAATTTCCTCTTTGTGTTCGATCATACACACTCCGGCAATCTCGTTCACCTGTGATAGCAAAGATTCAATTTCAATTCGGAAATCTGTCGCCGTTCCTGCCATGATATGCGGTTATTCTCCGTCTAATTCCTCTTTAGCGGGAGGTGCAATGATTGGTTCGGGCACTACAATAGCAGGTTGTTCCACCGCTGCTATTTCGGGGTGGGTATTATCCCACATCTCCTTTAAATCGTCGGGGTCATGCCTTCCATTACTCCAATTTTTGAAGCTGCCAAAGTCGGCGAATGTCTTTACAAAATCTGAATCGTAACTCACATTTCTATTCATAAAAGTAGGTTAGCAAAGTGGTGGGAACCCCCATTATGAGATTCCCACCCTTAGATTGTGAATTAGAAAGTATGTACTGCTGCGTTTGCTCCGTTCTCGGTAATGTTGGCAATTTCACACACCACATTTGCATTTGGTATGATTGCGTTTACTGCGCTCGGTGCTGCCAAAGTAAGCTGAACCTTGTTTGTCGCTGTGGGTGCGGCTGACAGTATAGCCCATCCATACCAATACGTTTCACCGGCTACCACGATAACACCGAATGTCATAGTGGATATGGTAAGTGTTGTGCTTAGTGTGATGTTCTTTGCTACAAAGCAGGCTTTGGTAAGTACTGTTGCATAATCCGCTATGAAGTCGCTTGCATCTGCATTGTAACGACTACCGATTACTATGTCGGTTGTAGTGGTTATGCCCAACGCAGTGCCAACAATGGAAGATATGTCAAACAATTTCACATTTTCAAGCATGATAATACTTGATGTGTCCGTACCTGCTGCGTAATAACGAAAGTCCTCGTTATGCTGCCTGCGGTTAGCGGCCTGAATGCTGAATGAATAGTTATTGCGGGTCTTGTCCGTTGTTTCTTCAACGTCCATTACGAACAACTGGCTAAGGGAATACGAAGCTAAACCACCTGCGCCGGTAGGGTCTTTACGACCTAACCATGTACCATTAGCGTCAATGTAGTAATAATCGTACTTGTCCTGTCCGTTGTGGAACTTTAAATTTTCCTGATGCAGCCCCATGTTTGCACCCATGCAACGGAAAGAATGCTTTGGATCATACTTGGTTACATCAAATTGCTGCAACCCTGTGTCCTCTGTTGAGGTCTTTTTGGTAAGGTTTTTCAGGTCGTCAAGGTTGGTAAATGCAAACCATCTCGGAGTTGTACCACCCCTCGTATCTGACAGGAACCGCGCATTTACATACGTGTTGAATGTAACGGGGTCAACCATTGCCGATAGCGGAATGATAGTTGATTTAGGGACAATAGCAAATACCTTCTTAATGGCAGGCTCACCATAATTTGCAATAGTGCCCGTATTCCCTGTTTGGGCAATATTGTTTAAGTTAACGTTACTTAGTGCTTCTGACATTGTTGTGAATTTTAAAGGTTAAAGTTGTTGTTTAGATTGTATCAAAAAATGTTATTACTGAAATATCCCCGTCATTAAACCCCCGCTGTGGGGCTACTGCGTTTGCGCTCCTGTCCCATATTCCGCGCACATTATCATATACAGGCGTTGCGTCTGACTGATTATTGTAAGTAAATGGGACTTGTACTTTTCGACCAGCCAAATACCCGTTACTATCTCCTATTCTCATTGGTGTAAGCGTGTTACCCGGCGCATATTCAGCCTGTATAAACCTGCCATTGCCAACCGCAATAAGGTTGTTAGGGTTTGGTGATGTCTTGGTAAATAATACGATAGAACGCCACATAGTTTGAGGTATATAGGCTTTACTTTTGGGTAAATTGTGAAGCGGGTTATATGGTATTGACAAATCAATGCGGAAACAGAACTTAGGGTGTAGATCGTTGTTTAATGACTGTCTTTTTGCCGCACCTGAATATCGCTCCCATACCTTATCAACGTCTTTGTAAATGTTACCGACTTCAAATCCATTTCCTGCCGCCTGTATGTAATTGGCAATATCATTTACTGCCACATCATCAAGCCGCTGCCCCTGATTATCCGCAATGCCACCCGCTGTTATCTTTTCGAGGTTTACGCAAAAAATAAGCTGCATATTGGCAATCGAATCATTGATAGCGTTTTTCTTAATCGGGTCAACTAACCCCATAAAGAATAAAGCCGATACCGTATCTTCAAAGAACATTCCTCCGCTACTGTTTACCCCTGTACCTGAAACGTAACATTTGGTCGCTGCGTTGTAGTATTGCGGCACATACCCATCATCTGATTTATTGCGTGCCACCCTGCCAAAGCCGTTACAATTCCCATCATCCAAACTCCACGTATCTTTAACCTTTTGGTAAAGCCTTTTTATAAAAGCCTCTACCGTAAAATCAAGACCAAAGGCGTAAGGGTTGGAGTAGAGCATTGTTACGTTAATGTTTGTCTTGCAGGCATGTTGTTAATGTCAAACCCCTGATATTGGTCATAAATACTATTGCCGCCCATCCCGCCACCAACTGCGAAACTTTTAACTTCCATCTTTGGCTTAAAGCAGTCGGATATACTTTGTAGTGCCCGTTTCAATTGCTGATTCAGTCCATTTACAAAAGGTGTTCCCGCTTCCGAATCTGGTAGTTTGCCGCTAATTGCAGTATCAATAAGGTCTTTCTTGGTCGCCAAAGCGAGATTATCAGACCCCGAACGGGTAGTATTCTTAATCAAACTCAGGTAAATAATCGCTGCGGTTAATATGCGTACCTCATCGAGGAGATGTACATTCTCTACGATCACCTGCGTATAATCCCGATAAGCACTCATTTCAACATTCAGTCCGTAGCTATAAAAAACAGTTCCTACGTAACGCCGGTCAAAGTTTAATTGTCCTGATATTTTAGCAGATGTGAACGGAGTACCACCCCATACAATACTGTTCTCCCAAAGGTTTAGTTGCTCGTCAATGGCTTGTACGCCGTCCGGCAAATCTGTATCGAAATAACCAATGTAAACTATCCCTCCGTTATGGTTTGCCTCGGTATAATTTACCGTCCAATTCAATTCTGCCTTAGTCTGGCTATTGGCAACCGTAGTTATCGTTTTGGTCGCAACGGGAGGTGAAAGCAGGTCATTGAACAGGTAAATAGGTAGGTTGCAAACGCCATTAAAGAACAAGGAAATAGCATTGAATACTACCGCATAATCTCCCGTACCTATTACTATCCTATATCCGCAAAAAGCACCGTTTTGTGTCTTTGGTATTAATACATTCTGTTGATAAGCACGACGTAAATAACATAGCCTGTGTTCAACAAAAGGCGTCATAGGGAATATGGCATTTATGCACCTGATAATTGAACTTCTGTCCTGCTGTCTTAGATACTCGTTAAAATCAGCGTCGGATATGTTTTCATTTTCTTGGCTCTTGTAGATATTGTTGATACTTACAAGTTCGTGCCCTTCCATGAAATATCTACCCGATTTGGAAGATAGGTTTTGGTTGTCGATAGTGGGCAATCCTACGCGGCTTGGCTGCTGCCATCCTATGCGTCCTACTGTGGCGTTATATACCCTTGCAACATTGAATCCGTTACTTACCTGAGAGGCTACCGAATTTATTGTGAACGTTGCTGTACTTGTATCTAATCCAGTATAGGTAATAACTGCCGAACCGATTGAAACAGACGTTACTAATCCACTTGAAGCCCCAACTGTGGCAATAGCTGTGTTAGATGAACTCCATGAGCCGCCAACGGTTGCGTTTAAAAGCTGCGTGGTATATCCAACTGCGACATAGCTATTGCCTGTTATTGGGGTCATAGTGAATTATCGAACTGTTGTTAAGAATCCGCTGTAAACAGATGTTGCCGTGCCCCCTACGATTATTCGCGCAAATAAGTTGTCGAATGAACCGCATATGCCAGAAATTTTCGGGATAATGTATTTGTAAGTCTTTGATGCCCCCGGAACAGTAGTTGATCCCGCACCAACACAACCGGCGCAATTCGTAACAGTACCCGTTATTTCAAATGCATTTACAGGTAGTGTTTGGAAATCTGTTGCAACCTGAGCCGCTGTAAGTGGTACGCCCTTGTTATTGATTCCGTATAGATGAATAGCAACAGGCGTTACCGTGCCGGTAACTGTGGTTAGTGTGAACTCGAAAGCCTCATCATACCCATTACCTACCCATATAAACAATGCGCCCGTGTCTGTATTCGTGAGCGTGTCTTTAAGTGGGGATATTGCCACGCCCTTTGAATTTACAAGGTGCAGCGGCGTTGATGTGTATTGAGCCGTTCCGTTTTGCCCTATGCTTTGCCCGAATGACGGAACGCAAAAGGACAATATGCTAAGAAGCATTATTAACTTTAATTTTAAATGTTTCATTTTTGTTGTTTTGGGAATGATAAAAATTTGTTTACTTAGTCGCTGTTATGCCGGTGTTACGATACCCCCATCATTTGCGACAGTTCCATAATCGGGCTATCAGAAGCCAATGACAGCGGAGCAGTTACATATCCGATAGTCAGCGTCAACTCAGTCTGCAACACAAAATCCTGAGTACTGCCACCTGTTGTATTTGCCGATGTATCGGAACGCTGCGTATATATAGAAACGTCCGCTACTGCGCCGCTTCCTGTTGGGCTTGCAACTGTACCCACCATACCTATTGAACCGCCCATATCAGGATTTGGCAACCCTGTACGGTTGAGCATTTCGTTCCAGTTCAGTCCGGCAAATAACCCTTTAGGCATTGCGAACACAGACCCGTTGGTATAGTTGGTATCGAGTACTGCCGCTGAACGTGCGATATTCACACCCTCAAACTGCCATCCGAGGTTATTTTGGTTACCTGCACCCTGGTTCATGTAGTTCATGAAGTTGCTACCCATTTGAATGTCGGCAACAATATCAAGTTCAGTACGGTAGTTGCGGGCAAACATGGCATCTTTCACCTTTTGCAGGAACAGCGTCTTTTGGTTGTCGGGAATTTCTAGGGCGTATGTTGTTTCATTCCATCCTGTCAATCCCGCTGACTGCAACAGCGGGTCCATCGTAGCTTTTGCAAGCTGCATACGGTTAGCATAAAGGAAAGCGAGGCCGCTGTTATCGTGGCGATCTTCAAGGTTTTTCCATGCCATTTCGTACTCATTGTTATACACGTCCTGATAGGTGTATACGTTATTTGCACCGATTTTAAGCGGTATTCCGAACGGCTGCACATGAGAAACGTAAGTAACGGTTACATAGCCGCTATCTCCGAATGTGCCGGTATGGTTGTATGCTTTGGTAGTGCCTGCGCCTGCTGCAATATCTTTCTTGTAGTAGATTTGAACGGGACGAAGCGGGGAAGTTCTTAGTGTTGCTGCATCAGGTATTGAAAAATCCTGATTTTGCAGGGCAAGACCCATGACGGTAGGTATTTTTCTACGCTGCTCAGGTGCTTGGAATTTGGCTGTGGCTTTTGCCTGACCAATATTTAAAATGGATGCTGCTAAATTAGCCATTGTGAATACTTTTAGTAAGTGAGATAAAAAGAAAGAAGTGAATTTGAAAGACTTACAATCCCTGTAAGTTTCGGGCATCCCACCCTAAAAGAAATGACGGTAAAAAGTTCAGAGCATCCCGCTTTTACTAATTACATGACAAAGTTAAATACATTGTTCGGAAATAAACAAATTTATTTTTGCTAGACTAAAAATAATTGTTAGGCGGGACTAATTAAGCTGTTACTTTGCAGCCTTCGATATTATTCGTATGCTTGTCACCCTTAGTTACGTAGTTCTGATAAATGTGTTTAATCCTTACATGGTCGAAGTTTTCACTTAGTGGCACGTATGTTTGATAAGCGTCGGTAATGATACGTGAGTTTTCCTCAACGTTTGCTACCATAATCGGCAACAATGTTTCAGCCTTAGTATTTGGTACTACAAACGTCCTGATCAGGATTGGTTTCATGATACACAAATATAAGCATTTTAAAGTAAAAAGCAGGTGTAAGAATACACCCGCCCCCATTTATTAAAACCATGAAAATCGTTAATTATTCCAGTCGAACGTAGGATTGTCTTTTGCCTGATCCTGAACAAATGCCATAGCGGATGGGCTGACCTCATTTAGTCCGGGGTTAGCTTCTTTCCATTTGGTCAATGCCTCGCTTTGCGAACGTGATTTACCGCCGCCTGCCGGCCCACCGCCACTATTACCGCCGCCCCTGCCGCCTGCTGCTCCCGCTGGTGCTTCTGCTGTCCATTTAAATTCCTCAAATAGTTGCTTATATGCTTCTTTGTGCGGTAACGGGGCTTTTGTGGTCGTGTCCTTCATTGGTTCGCCGTTGCGGTAAACCCCGTCCTGTTTGATTTCTACGCCACGCATATTGAGCAATGCCAAATACTCACTTTCATTCGTAGTCTTTGCCCTGTTGTCGGGCAGGTACTTGAATTGATCGTAGGTGAACTTTGTAGTTTCTACTTCTTTTTTTGCTGTGTCGCGCTCGGTGGTGAGCGTGGTTTGTGCCGTTAAGAGGTCTGTTACCTGCTGATTGAGTAGTTTTACTTTCTCATCATCAGATTTGCCAATATGGTCTTTCAGTTGTTTGCCAAGTTCCCCGAAACGGTCAATTTTGTCAACTTCCAGTTTCAGACCGGTAGACTTGTTTATTTCAGCAATAGCGATAGGCAGCGCATTCTTTTCACCTTCCTTTACACCCTCTTTCTTCGTGTTGACATCGCGAAGGGTTAGTTGGTCGGCTGTCAGTATTTCCCCATCAGGAATAACAATATCTTTTTCGGCGGGGTCATTTGCTGCGGCAATAATGGCGTCGATGTCTAAGCCGAGTTTTTTTGCTTTGTCTTTATCTGATTGTTTTATCATGGCTTAGTTGCGTTTAGTATTGTTAGAATTAGTATTGCTGTTTCCGCTTCCATTTGCCGTGTTGCCTTCTGTTTGCTTTGCTTGCGGCTCCGCCTTTTTAAGCAGATAATAAATGCCCGGATGCGTCATTGTGAAATTTGGCACTTGCTCATTCATCAACTTTGCCCGTCCTGCCGTGATCCGTGTTTTTATTTCCGGCGTGGTATCTTTCAATCTGATACCCGTAATAATAACAGGCGAATCCTTAACGCCATCATACAATTCTTCTTTGAGTACGGCGCACCTGTAACCCTCATAGTCATAAAGGTCATTTGCACCCAACCCGCCTGAACGCAGGTTTTTGGCTGATTCCAAACGCTTCTTTGGGTTTGCTAATGACCCGATAGTCAGGTTTAGATAATCGTCCCACGAATCTCCCGTGAGTTTGGTGTAATCAAATGCAGCGAGCTTATCCGCTAATTCAGCATTGCCGATTTTTGGTTTCGGGCTTTTCTGTTGTTCCATTTTATTGGTTTTAGTAAAATCTTTAGCAGGTATGTAGTTGATTTGTCTTGCTGTGTTTGTATTCTATACTCATTTCATACTCAACTTTATTCCCGTTTGGATAGTAGTTTATGAGTATTTTAAGACCGTATATTTTGCGCTCGATTGTCTTACCGTTAGGGTAAAATTTGACATCATTTGGCAGTATCATGGCGTCAGTAAGTTCCATGTACCGGCTTTTAATATTGAGTGCGGCGGCTAGTATATCCCCCTCTGCATTCTTATCTTTTAAGACGCAAAATCTTTCAACTAGGTTTTTATTCATGGTTAATTCTGTTGTGCTGTTTTCATATCTGCGGCCTGTTGCGCTAGTTCCTGCTGCTCCGTCTTAACCGCATCCGTCTTATCCTTGCAGAATTGTTGAAACAATGCCAATAGTGCATCTTTCATCATAAACTGTTTTTGCAGGTCGTTAAGCGTTCGCATCCATTCCCCGAAATATATATTAGCCACTTTATCCTCAACGCTTATATCTGTTGCTGCGTTAACAATAACATCTGTTTTATGCGGGAACGGCTGCAATTCATAGAACTTTATCGCTACGGCAAGTTTATCGGGGTTTGACTTGTATGTAGCCATCAGGAAACGCTTAAATTGATTATCTAGCTCGACATCAGGCGTACCGTTCTTTAGCATATCATGGTACACCTCTAAAATATCCTCAGGCAATTCAAGTATGTAATTACGCGATAATCTTACACTTGTTTGGTTTGTCTTCCACATATCAGGAAACCAAAATTTACCTATGAAGTTGGATATGTTTTTTATACAATTCTCCGCCCAATCAGCGGTCATATTCAGACGGGCATACTCAGGCTGCAAGTTAGTAAGCGTCTTTGTTGCTGTTTCGTCCATATCACCCTTCCCGTTGCTCTGTACACGCACATTAGGCTTAGTACCCCAATAGGTTGCTATTATCAAATCTTCCAATGAAATAAGCCCGTCATTCATCATTGTCAACCCTTCAATATCAGGGGTGATATACATAAAAATGTCGGAAGCCTTAAACCTCGGAATGTCTTTGAGCATTTCAAGCGGGAAACGCGCTACATCTGCGGGTGTTGTACGCACTTTATAGCCTGAGCCAATACTTTGTCCCGGCAATGTACAATCCGGGCATGCTTGACCACGATATAAGCCGGTACTATCCCCGTTCGCAGTCTTACAGGTTGTGCATGATATTAGGGGTTCAACCGCTTTTGGGAATCCGTGTAGCTTCTTATGCAAGTCACGCACCGACCTGTCATATGCGAAACACTCTGCAAGTTCTATTACGAATTGAAGCGGTGAGCCAAACGCCTTAGGATCGTCAAACTGGAATAAATCAGAAACAATAAATGCGGGTACTCTTCCAAAGTTGTGATAGATGGGGTTTTTCTGCCTCATCAGCACAATAGTAAGCGTATCGTTATCTCTCTTGTAAATAGTGTCGGAAACATCATCTACAAAGCGATAATAACCCTTTATGTTATCTCCCGCATAGTTGCCTGTTGAGTTAACAACCTGTTCGATAATACCATAGTCATGCAATTGCTCGGTAGATACATTGAAACACACGTACTCCAACATTCTGCCATTTGGCAGGTAGTCAAATATTTCGTCTGAGCTTTTGTAGGTCGGGTAGCATTTTGGAGTAGGAAAATTCACGCCGTCAAAAGACAACATTTCCTGAGCCTCCATGAAAATAATACTCATTGGGTCGGATCGGAATGCCTGCAATGCATAAGTATGTACCCAATGCTGCAACGACATGCCATTGATAACATCATCGGTAAGCGCACGCATTGTGTCCTCTTGTGCTTTAGGAAGCCCATAGAAAGTACTCCCTCCCGTTGTGGTAAATACTTGATCTTCTTTATGCAGCAAACGCTTAAATAGATCACGGTTGGATATTGCGCCTGACTTGCGCGAAGTGAAACACGCATCATCCTCTACGTATTTATCGCGCTGTAAATTGTCTTTATAACCAACGGAATGAGTATGGCGGCTATAAAGTTTACGCATTTCCTGAGCCTTTTTTACTAAGTCCTTTTGAGGATTAGTAAAAATTATATTCTTTATCTGCTCATACGAATAAACGCCCATATCAGGAAGGAAAAACCAAAGTTATGTAAAATTTGGTTGAACTAACAAATATTTTTAGGCTTGCCTAACTTTTAGATGTAAAATAGGTGTTTTTATACCATCCAAACATTACTTTTGCGGGTCTTATACGCCGTAAATTCCTTTTCGAGTATCTTACATATGAAATACCTCTTAGCGTCCGAGAAGTGCCCAAACGGCTCGTATGTCTGCCCTGTGACTTTATCTTTCACCTTTGTTTTCAACATAGCCCCGTCTTTATCCTCCTTCACGCTGATATAATCATCAATGGATACAGGGCAATTATCGCCAATAGTTATGCTGTACCCATCATATTCATTTTCGTAAATGTCGTTCACAAACTCAGCAGAGCGTGCAACTTCTGGGTGTGATTTACCTATACGCCTGAATACTGAATAACCCGCCTCTTGGAGTGTGGAAATGAATTTATCGTACCATGAAAGGTTATTTTCATCAATAGTATTTTGGGAATTGCCGGACGGGTCGCCGTACACATACAGCACGTCTTTGTAGTCGATACTATCCAGCCATTTAATTACCCTCTTAGCGGCCTTAATTGCATTATTATCGGGATTGCGACATGGGAACTCGTTTATCTGCCTGATATTCTTATTCACATATTGCCACGCTCCCACCGTTACATATGGGTTTGCGTTCTGGTCACATGAAAGATGTATTGTAGTGGGTGCAACCTCTATTTTACGCACATGCTTAACCTCGTCAAATTGCTTCCAAAACTCGCCACCTGTACGGATAATACCACGTTCACCATTGGCATAGATACGGTATAGATTAGGCTTTTTAAGCCGCAAAACTTCAAAGTTTTCAAGAGCATGAGTATCTATATTCCCGCCACCCCATGGACGACCTACAACCCAATAGTTATCACGGTAAGTAACTTTTATCCAAATAGTGTCTTTGGCTTTATTTGTGCGCTTAAATGAATATTCGGGGTCTAAACCTGAGAACTCGCGCCCTTCAATCGACAGCGGTAAATCTGTCCATTCCTGAGTATCAATATCATTCTCATATTGCCACAGCTTTGAACTTACTGGATTCCAGTCGCAAATAAATTTCTGATTAGGTAGTCCTCGTAAACGCAACTTAGCCTGATCCCAAACATATTCCTCACATTGATTCCATTCATTGAAATAAATGAAATTGAATTTAGCAATACCCTTTATGTTTTCGTCATCATCAAGACCACGAAAACGTATATCAGACTTGCCGTCCTTGCCTTTAAATAGGTTCTGTTGCGGTATGTAGTAATCTAACTCCATGCCGTCTTTAGCCATCTTGAAAGTGCTATAAACACTATCCAAAATGTCCACCAATTGAGCGCGAAATACCATTGTTGAATATTCATGCTGAAAGCCGGCTATTAAAAGGGCCTGGCAGATGGAATAGGTCTTTGCGGCACTACTGCCACCCTCAACCTTAATGAATCGTATAGATGGGTCTAAAAGGGCTTGTAGGACGTGCCAGAATAGCGGATTGAAGCCTTTAGGGGAAAAGTTATACTGACGGGTGAAATTTGCCACTATTCACCAAAGTTTACATTCTTGATGACGATTTCGCCGGTATTATCAATCTTGTCTGTGAATATCGCTAAATGCTTACCGAGTAATTCAAAGGCCTTGTTTGCGCCATTAGAATCAAATTCCCATACATCCCTATCCTCGTCATCCTTTACCTGCTCCATTTTCATGGATTGGTTATTGAACCTCATTACTGGATATGCCTGCATGCAACGTTGAGCAACTTCTTTCAATCCCTCCACCACAAAATCAGCGTCAATCATGGTTCTTTTACTGCGTTCAGACATAGCATTTTGTATATACGTGCGTATTTCATGTTTCCTCATGTTTTCATATGCAGTATTATACGCACTGTCTTTAGAATATCCGGCACGAATAGCGGCTTTGGTTGCGTTCAAATCGACTAAATATTCATTACAAAAAAGTAATTGCTTATCCGTGAGGTTTGAAGATTCATTTTCCGTTGACATATAGTAAAAATATTCACCAAAGGTATAGATTTTACCGTTACTATACTTTTTACAGCAGATATATTTTTTTCAGTAACTCGCGCAACGAAAAGTTAAAAGGGGAAATCAGTCTGTCAACCACTTAGAACCCCAAAACAAACTAATATTTTTGTGCCCACCCGATTAACGGAAGTGGTACGAAACTTGCAGGTATTTTTAAAAAGCAAACTTGTGGCATTGTTGGAATCCTGATAAGTGGTGAATCAGGGCAACACAGCGGGGCATCTTTGGGATTCTATCGCTCAGGTATCAGGGACAAAGGTAAGTCTATTCCAAAATAACCGCCAAATAAAGTTTAAAGGCTAAGGTGGAATTTAAACAATTTCATCCCGATATAGAAATACAAAAAGACAATCCGACAATACTTTATATCCCCTAAAAAGTACTTTTCTCATTCGTGCTATCCCGAATCGAACTACCCCTAAGCGACTGAGCGCGGGACATGTGCAATATCCAAACTACGGAGAGCAAGAGCAACGTAAAAACGATTGCCCTCTTTAAATACGGGTAGCGCATGGGGAAAGGTAGTTATAAAGTGTTAGATACTTTCTTTATTTTATCATGCTCCCTTTTTTCGCTGTCTATATCGTAGTGGCGTTTCAACATCTCCACACTTTCAGCGTTTTGGATCGCGGCTGCATCTATCCCGATTAGTGCGGCTGTTTCTGTGGTGTTAAGGTGCTTTAAACTATACATACCTACTTTGATATTCAGCTTCTCTTTTATCCGCTTCCACCGTTGTTTAATGGCATTTGTAGTAATCGGAGTGTTGCCGGTAAGTAAATCATCAGACCATACATAATCCCCCTTTTTAGCATTGCCAATTGCCTCGCGCCACATGCCTACGGCAATATCCTTAATAGGGCGTTCTTTATAGCTGTATTCGCGTCCTTTCATTACCAGGTAGGTAACAACCTGTCTTTGTAAATCTACGTCTTTAACTTTGACCCGCAACATCTCTGTGATCCTTGAGCCTGAGTGAAAGAATATATTTATAAATAATAGGAATCTTGTGCTTGTTTTCTGCAAATGCTCAATAAGTTTCACGCGCTCCGGCTTGGTAAGCAATACCTTTTTTGCTCTCGGTGCGGTCTTTTGCCGTTCAAGCGAAATGGGATAATTTGCTTGTACGACTTCAACTATGATCAGCTTTTTATAAAATTTACGCAATACCTTTTTATGAGTATTAAATTTATTCCCCGACCATGTACCATCTTTTTTGTATGCAGCCCGTTCACATATCAAATACAAGTGCCTTAGCGTAACGTCCCAAATATTCATTTTATCGAACCGAAGATATTGAGCGGCATTTGTAATTTCTCTCAGGCTCCAATCTGTTTCCGCCGTCATGGTCGTGTCGGCCTCTTTCAATTTGCCTTTTACATATTTCAAAGCCTCAATAAAAGGTGTCCATTTGTTTATTTCCTCATTTTCGGGTATCAATACCGGCTTTTGCGTTCGCTCGGTTATTGGGTTATACCCTATTACCTCAAGTTCGTAATCCAGTTGTTTAAGAGCCTCTTTCATTGCCTCCCGCCGATCATCAATAGTGTCGAACGTATTGAACCGACTTATCATTACCTGCTTATTAGCGCGCAAATTATCATCATAAAACCTATACTTTATATACCACGTTTGACGTAGCAGGGAATTACCCCCCGTTTTCCATTTATCGGGCTTTACAAGTATGTTGCCGCGCCTGCAATTATTCGGTAATGCTTTCATATCGTTTGGTAGAAATAATGGTAGAAAATAGTGTTTTTACCCTATGATAAATAGGGTTGCAAATGGCGGAAACCATTGTTAATAAAGAAGAGCGGAAAACGAGACTCGAACCCGCGACCCTCAGCTTGGGAAGGTGTGGGCTTATGTTTTCGCTCACGTCCAGTAAGGTTTTCAGCCGATTGCCTGTTACTTTTATCTTCAATTTTGGTAGATTTTTTGGAGTAAATAATAAACCCCTACAATAGCTGTGTGTGGCAGATGTAGGGGTTTGGTTTGGTATGTTCAAAAGCTCATTTCTGTGTCATAATACACATAATACGGTTGCGGACTTATAGCGGGTATATTGATAGGGTAAAAAGGTATTTTTACGCATGCCCCGTTTTTCTCCTGACCTCACTCTTTTTTACGCCGGATAGCCTTTCTATAACTGCTATAAGCCTATCCATTTGATCTACTTGCCTTTCGATTACTGCAAACTGTCTATTATCCATAAGGTCGCCCGTGTTTTTAGAAACGGGTTTTAAATCTATGGATTTTTTATCATTCCCAATACGTTGATTATCAGATTTATTTTGATTTAAAAGGTGGTTTTTGATTGATTGTATTAATGTGTGATTTATCGCGTCAAAATTGTAGTCAAACTTTTCGCAGAAAGTTTTTATAAAGTCAAGCGACATTGTACTCTTTTTACTCAAATAGCTACTAACAGTACCCTTGTTGTACTGTGTTTTTTTAGAAATTTCAGCTACCGGAAACTTCAAATTCATTAAAGCAACCTCCTTTAATAACCAATCTACACGGGCATCTTGGAGTATATCTTCAAATTCTTTCATGGTCAATAATGCATTAATCCAAAATAAATATCAAAAGTTGGGTAAAATAGTTTGGAAGTTTGCAAACTAATTGTATTTTTGTGTTGTAATTGCAAACATCGTAACAAAGTAACAATAAAATTTTATAAACATGGCAACAGCTAAAAAAACATCAGACAGGGAAGAAAAATTACTTAGTGCCGCATTACAGGAACTCAATGGTTACGCCAACCGTAACGACATCGTGAAAACCGCAGCAGACCTCGAATTTTCTATTGGTCACGTTGAGCGCATTTTACGGGGTACTATTCACAATATGGACACAGCAAAAAAGATATATGACCACCTGCGCACACTTACCCTAAAGCGTTCTCAAAACATTCAGCAAAAACTTCAAAGAGCATAGTTTGCAAACTTTACAACAAATTTGAATCCAAACTATTAATTTTTTATAATATTTAACAAAATGACACTTTCAGAAGCACTCACGGCAAAAGCAAACGCAATGGTTGCCGTTGCGATACTTGACGCTGAGATAAAAAAACTTCAAGGAAAAGAAAGTAAGCCAAAGCGGGATGTATCAGGAATCGCAGCAAGAGAGAGATCAAAGAGTATGAGAAAGTTTTTAAAGTCAGCCTAACCAAAAACACAAAAATGAAAAAGACAGCACTAATAACCGACCTCCACAAAATTTTATTCGGTACACTATTAGAAAGTTGCCCCGACAATTTCGATGTGCTTGTATCAATGGCTGAAGGATTTATCAGCCATCACGGATTATTCTTTAAGGATAAAGACGAGGTATCAGATAGTTGCTATTGGGGTGAAGGCGTTGATGTATCGGATTATTTCTTTGACAAGGTTTGCCCCGGTATCGTTCCGAGCGTTACACAATTCGAGTGTGTATGTAACGACTTCTTTGATTTCGATATGTGGGAAATGAAACAGCCGGTTATCGCAATTTTTGACGGTCTTTTAGACGCTGTTTCCGCTATCGCCAAGACTTACCACGTTACCGACGTAGCAGAGCGTAAAGACAACATCACATTAGTAACACCAACTTTTAAAGCAGCATAAACAACCAACCATGAGAGTAACTCCCGAAAATTATCGCAAAGACATGGGTACATTCTACGAAGCTAATATTTCGTCAATAGATGAATTGCAATCGTTTGACGACAGCCGTTTTCTTAACGTAGATAAATTACACCACATCGAGGTTTTGAAATACGACCACCGCCAATGTTTCACAGACCGCGACGAGGCGTTAGAAAATATGAAACAGCAATTGAGCCAATTTATTAAAACTGTATCTAAAAAATACTTTCCTGACAGACCGATTGAATTAATAAGCAAATCAATAGCCGCCTAACATTTTAAACCAATCTGAACGACATGAAAATAGTAAACAAAACTCTCGTCTCCGTTGACACATCCGACCTAAAAGACGGGGTGTTTTTCAACAAAACAATTATCGAAATATCCGATTCGTGTTTTTACAACATGCGTGATTTGGTAGAAATCAATTGTCCGAAAGTTAAAAAAATCGGCAATGATGCCCTTAGCTCTTGCGGTGCGCTCGTAACGGTCAACCTGCCTGTATGTACTACCATCGGCAATGATGCCCTTCGCTCTTGCGGTG